CGCCGCCGACTACGCCTCCGCCGCCTCCGCCGACTACGCCGCCTACGCCGCCTACGCCGCCTCCGCCGCCTCCGCCGCCGCCGCCGACTACGCCGCCTCCGCCCACTGCGCCTCCGCCGCCTCCGCCAGAGCAAAGAGCCGAGCGGAGGCGATTCGGGACCTGGTCGTCAGGATCGAGGCGGCGTTTCTCGCTCTGGCGGTGTCATGACCCGCGAACAGTTCATCGCCAGGGCAGTCCGCGCCATGGAGCGCAGCGTCGGTGCGCCTGCCGGCTGGTGGGGCACGTGGCGCGACGTCACCAACGGCACGGCTCGCGTCCTGTTCTCGTCCGGTGCATGGACGGTCAGCTTGCGTGGCAAGCGCGTGAGTCGGCACGACTCGAGGGCACACGCTCTCGCGAAAGCGAGGAAGCTGTGACCATCGCGATCGCCGTTGACCAGGACCGCGCCGAGCACTGCCTCGGCGCCTCGGAGGCCGGCGGCGTGCTGGGCCTGGACAAGTACAACCCGCCGATCGCGGTGTGGCGGCGCCATCGCGGCATGGAGGTCGCCGACGACGCCGACGAGTCCGAGCCGGCGAAGTGGGGCCAGATCCTGGAGCCAGTGGTGCGCGGCGTGTACGCGGTCGAGCGTGGGGTCTACGTCGCCGTGCCGACGGGATCGTTCGTCAAGGACGAGTGGCTGCGCGCCACGCCGGACGGTCTGGTCGTCGATGACCCGGGCCACGCCGGGAAGGTGGTCGAGCTTCCGCGCGAGCTCATCGAGTCAAACGCCGAGTTCATGTCGCGCGCCGGCGGACTCCAGGTCAAGACCTGTGCGTCCTGGCTCGAGGACGACTGGCGTGGCGCACCGCCGGCCAAGTACGAGGTTCAGTGCCGCGTCGAGATGGCCGTATGTGACCTGCCATGGGTCGACATCGTGTGCCTGTGCGGAGGCCAGCGCTTGCTTGGTCCGTTCCGCATCGAGCGCGACCTGGCCATCGAGGACCGCATCCTGACCTCGCTGCGCGAGTTCTGGCGCATGGTCCAGGAAGGCATCGAGCCAGCGCCGGACCACACCGACGCGTGGCGAGTCCACGTCGCGGAGAAGATGGCGCGCGCCGAGCCGGTAGCGATCCAAGCCGACGCAGAGCTGCGCGCCGAGCTCGACATCTGGCGCCAAGCCAGGCTCTCGACGAAGCGCGCTGCGGCGCGCGAGACCGAGCTCCGCAACACGATCATGTTGCGCCTCAGCGCGGCGCAAGCGACGCGCATCGAGAACGGTAACGAGCGCGTGACCGCGTACAAGGCGCGCGGCACGTGGTCGCTCAAGGCCCCGCGGGCCTGGAAGGACGACAAGTAGATGGCACAGCAACCACCCAAGTCGACGCCGAGCCGGCTCAACTACGACCAGAGCAGCAAGGCGATCCAGTCCCGGGCCGAGCCCAGCACGGCCATGGTCCAGGTCGGAAACCACAAGGCGTACCTCGACGCGAGGCTCGCCAAGATCAAGGAGTGGGTGCGCCACGGCGTGTCACCCGAGTCCCTGATCCGGTTCACGCTCCGCGACATGAGCGACGCGCGCGGGCAGAAGCTCCGCGAGTGCACGCAGGAGAGCATCTATCTCGGCTTGCTCGCGTGCGCCGTGACCGGACTCGAACCCGGCGCGCTCAAGGGCGAAGCATACCTCGTCCCGTACCGAGACAACAAACGCGGCGTCACCGAGGCTACGTTCATGCCCGGGTACCGCGGCATCATCAAACAGGCTCGACGGTCGCGCGAGGTCACCGCGATCTGGTCCAACGTGGTCTACGACGGCGACGAGTTCGAGGTCGACCTCGGCTCGGCGAACCGCATCGTGCACAAGCCGTCGCTGACGGCGCGGGCCGCGAACCCGGAGATCATCGCGGCGTACGCGATCGCGCGCATGGCCGCGGGGCAGGACGAGATCGAGGTCATGGACCGCCAGGACCTCGACGCGATCCGCAAGGCCGGAAACGACTCGCCGGCGTGGCAGAGCTGGCCCGATCAGATGTACCGCAAGGCGCCGATACGCCGGCTCGGCAAGCGTCTGCCGCTCGGGCCGGACTACTTCGTCGCGCTGGCGCTCGACGGCGGAGACAGCTCGACTCCGCTCACCGCGGCGGACCAGCGCCGCATCCTCGATGTCGAGATCGGCGGTGAGGCGAGCCGCATCGAAGCCGGCACGGTCGCTGCTGCCGAGATGGGTTCGCAAATCTCCGACGCCGAGCTGGCCAAGCACGACGCTGAACTCAACGCGAAAGAGGGGAACGAATGACCGCAAGCAAGAAGCCGTATGTCTACAGGCGAGCCGAGGATCTCGGGATCCCGGTGGTTGACGCCACGGGGCACGTCCACGTCGTGGTCACTGACAATGACGTGGTGAACGCGAAGAAGGCGAACAGCAAGCACTGCGCGCTCGCTCGTGCCTCGCTTCGTATCCCTGGCGTCAACGCTGCGTATTTCTTCCGCAGTGTCGCGTTCCTGGAGTTCGAGGACCGCATGGTCCGGTTCGCGCTACCTCCTTCCGTGCAGAAGGAGATCGTGTCGTTCGACCGGGCGCAAATCTTCGACGCTGGGAAGTACCAGCTCTCACCGATGAGTCCGTCGTCTGCGCCGGACGTGCAGCGCAGGTACCGCAAGCGTCACGAGCGGAAGGCGAAGGCTGCGCAGAGGGCTGCCAAGCGGCCACTAGCCACCAAGGAGTGGTTCAAGGCAGCGATGGATGATGTCGTCAACCGACACATCGGCGACCGCACGGTATCCGGTATCCGGTCTGCTACGGCGCCAGTTCCATTGCCTTCGAAGTCACCCAAGCAACGATACGTTCACCGAACGCAGTACATCCGCGATCTTCGCGAGCCTGAGTAGCACTTTGGGTGGCTCCCAGCCTCGCAACAGCCCGGCGGCAACCGCCGTCACGCCCAGGTGGAGTAGCTTGGAAACTTTCTCGTCAATCCGTTCCCCGGATGCTGGCATTCACACGACGAGAGGACGCCGGTTCGATCCCGGCCCTGGGCACGCACAGTTTAGGAGTAGTCGATGAGAGACGAGAGCGAATGGCGCAACGTTTGGGAGGACGACATGACGACCGAGGTCCGCACCGACATCCCGCCGACCGTGGAGCAGCTCAGCGCGGAGCTCGATGAGGCGTACAAGCTCGTAGCCCGGCTGTCCATTGAGCTCGCGTTCGCGCGAACCACACTCGGTTCGTTCGGGGTATTCGTGGCCGATGGACTGCTCGCCATGTTGGTGGATCCATGAAGCGCCTCGACGACCTGTTCACCACGGTGTGGTGCCTGATCATCGTCGCGCTCGCCGGGCTCTGTGTCCTGCAGTGCGCGGCATGGACGCGATGATGGAGAGCCTGCGCACGATCCGCGCCCTGCTCGTCGATGGATGGGAGCGATGCCCACCGTCGATGCGGGCTTGGGCCATGTCGCCGCGCGAGATGCTGATGATGATCGACGCGATGATCGAGGGGTACGCCCTGGTTGGTCTTCGTGGCGATGACCTGAGCCGGCAGCTCGAGGTGTTCTTTGCCCAGCTGCGCGCGTTCGACGAGGTGTTCGGTACCGGCGACGAACCGACCGAGCCGATGATGGCGCCGGTCGAGTACGACCCGCTCGCGACGATTCGAAAGGAGCACAGATGATCCCGACGCTACCGCAGACGATGGTCATGCTCGCCCTCGCGATGGGGCAACAACCCTGGATCGCCCCGGCGGTACGATCACGGCTGGTCAAACGAGGTTGGATCGCGCAGTGCGGGACACGCACCGTGTCCGGCGCCGCGACCGGGCTGAACCGCGACGGAGGCAAGGCGCGGGTTCCGCGCCGAGTCGCGAACTACGACCTGACGCAGCCGGGAAAGGACGCGCTCGCCTCGTCGCCGCATGTCGAAGCGGCACGCATGCAGGTCCGTGGTGGCATGCAGAAAGTGCCGTGGCTGTGAGCGTGAACGTTGGGTTCACCGGGACACGACGCGGGATGAGTCGCGCGCAGTACGAATGCGTCTCGCGCATCCTCGGTGGTCTCGATGTCGCGAGCGCCCACATGGGGTGCTGCGTCGGGGCCGACGAGGAATTCGCCACGATGTGCTCAGTTACCGGCGTATTCCTCATCGGCCACCCACCGGAGTGGCCGATCTTCCTATCCAAATTTGCGCGCAAGATCTGCGACGAGCTGTACGAGCCTGAGCCGTATATGGCCCGCAACAGGAAGATCGTATCGGTCAGTCAGGTCATGATCGCAGCGCCGTACGAGTCCAAGCCTCAGCAGCGCGGCGGGACCTGGGCGACGATCCGCATGGCGCTACAGGCCAGGAAGCGGCGCGAGCTCGAGTTCCTGTACGTCATGGACCGGGACGGCAACCTCATGGACTACGAGAGGTGGATGTGATGGAACACGTCATGTTGCAGCTCGTCTGGGTCGCGGCGCACCACGGTCTGCGCGCTGACGGGGCGAAGCCCGTAGCGCTTCGACGCTTCGGCTACACCAACCTGTGGCCCCTTGTACACGACATCACCGCCGCGCTCGGCTTCCCGCCCGCGCCGGGGCCGCACGAGGTCGCGCGATGACCACATCCGAGATCAACAAGGTCCGCGCCAAGACGATCCAGCGCCAGATGTTCTGGCTCGCGTTGGAGGTCGCGAGCCGAGGATGGATCGCGGAAGATCACCTGACGATCGACGGGCTCGCGATCAGCTGGCGCAGCTGTGCCGCCCCGATGGGGCTGTCATGAGCCTCGACGATCACGACGTCGAGATCGAGGCGAAGTCCGACGGCACGGCGTACGTTGGCGGTCCAGGCGGAACACTAGTCCCGATGCCGCTGCGCCTGTTTCGGTCGTCTTGCTCATGCGGATACCAGGGCCCGTGGTACAAGACGCGCCGGTCCGCGATGCGCGATGGAGAGGCCCACGAGGAGCGGATCATGGCAGGCGAGGTGCCGTGAGGGAGCCAGAGGAGGCTATCTACGAGTCTATAGTCGCGGCATGCTCTCGCCACACGCCGCGATCCAGGGCTGAGATCGATCGCGCGGTTCGAGACGACTACGGCGAGCTCGGTGGGCGCAGGTTGCTGCGCTACATCCGAAGTCTCGTCGGCGCCGGGATTCTGGTCAGGATCCCGTTCGGCGACGAGCGCAACGAGCACGAGCTCGGCTACCCGGTCTATGTCCTGGCGCGGAACCCGACGAAGACCATCGCCGACCTCATCCCGGTGCAGCGGTACGTGTGCTCGGAGTGCGGCATGACCGGCACGACGCGCAAGTCCCATCCCGAGCACCGGATCGCCACCAACATGCGATGGAGCGCGTGGTGCAACCTGTGGCTCCGGCTCGGCGCAGAGGCGAGCTACGACCAGGTCAACGGATGTCGCGCCAGCTCGCGAAGCCCTGGCGCCGCATCGCGGCCATCGACGCGGGCCCGCAGATCCCGTCCAGCTTCAGGCTCTCACCCCGCGCATTGAGCGCGGCCTGACGCTGGATACCAGCGCGAAGATCGTCGCTGTGCTCGAAGTCGAAGCCATCCGCGCCGGCAGCTTCGAGCGCTGAATAGATCGCATCACCCGGATCACCACGACCGCGCTCGCTCGTGTTGTCGCGGTGGCCGAAGATGCCGACGCAGTCCGGCCCGCCGATGTTGTGGCGCATCGCGCGCTCGCCTTGCTCCATGCGATGGAGCGGAGCGTTGTGATACGGTGCGGCGTTGTACTGGAACGGGATGTCCAGCGCGGCGCACAGCGCGATGCAAGTCTTCACCGTCGCGTCGATCGTCGACCGGAAGACGCACCCATCCTCGCGTTGGTGCATCTCGATCCCGACGCTCCACGGGTTAGAGCCCTCGGCGTGGTACGCCATGAACAGGCCGACGTCGCAGAACGAGGTGACCACACCTGCCGCATCGACCAGGATCTGCGCCGCGCTGTGGGCCGGGTCGGTCGCCCACACGTCGGCGACGTGCTGCGCCTGGCCTCCTGACCCCTTGCCGCCGCCGGCCTCGACGATCGGCTGAGGCCACTGTCCACGCGTCGAGTGGATGATGATCTGGCGGATCCACAGCTTTGGGCGTACCCGGTGGTCCGCGTCGGACAGCTTCGCCCACCGCGGCCCGCCGAACGCGGCCGGCGGGACGGTCACGACGCCGGGGACCTCGACGAGTCGACCGTTGACGGGGATGCTCACTCGCCCGCCTTGCTGAGGTCGTCGCGACCGTAGTTCGCGTATGCGATCTCCTCGTCGCCGGCGTACTTGCGGTACATGACGCGAGCCATGACCGGGTCCGGCATCGCATCGAGCGCGGTGAACAGGCCGAGCATGGAGTCGCGCGCGACCGAGATCCAGTGGCTGCGCACCGCGTCGGTCAGTGCGTCCCACATCGGGCACGGCATGCCCTGGTAGTTCAGGCCGCTGCAGCTGGCCATGTACACCGCGTACTTGTGCTTCGCGAGTCGGATCAGTTCATCCATCAGAGCGATGTACCAGCGACCCGCACGACGGGCCAAGCCAATTCGCCGCGCACCGACGAGAACTCGGCACGCAGGTCGGGCCGCGCGACCAGGCTTCGCGCCGATGTCGGGCTGTCGGCAGCGGCGACGGCAGCGGCGAGCACGCACCGGCCCAGGTCGCTGCGGATCACAGCGAGGTCGGCTCGCATCTTGGTCTTGTCGACGGTGCCATCGCCTGCGATCCAGGTCTTGACCTGGGCGATGCCGAGCGGAACGAGGTCGACCATGGCCTGCGCCAGGTCCGCGGCTTCGCAGTCGAGCAGCGCGACCACGCCGGCACCTGTCCGCTGGCGCGCCGAGCACGACACGGTTCCGATGGCGAGCACGATGGCGCAGCCCATCGCCGCGTACGCGATCGTGCGTGCGATCCGGTCGAATACGCTCACGGCTTCACCGCCCTGATCGCGGTCGAGACGTCGTCGCGTGTCGCCTTGGGGGCTGCGCCGATGAACTCGAGGACCTTGTCGATCTTGTCGACAAGCTCGTCGTCGAGATGGGTCTTGGTGCGCGGCGCGACGATGTGCAGGATCATCGAGAACGTGCCCAGCACGCCGCCGACGATACCGAGCACCTCGGCCCATCCGATGCCTTGAGGGCCGCCTGCAGCCTCGGCTTGCCCCGCGGCGTAGGCGATGTCTCCGAGCATGGCGATGCCGGCGACCCCAGCGATGAACGCGAACACGATGCTTGCTGTCCTCATGGCTCTGTCCTATCTCGATTCTGGTACGGTTGCATGCGCCGCAGCGCCTCGATGTCCTGTTCGTTGCGCTGAATGCGCATCTGGATGGACTGCTCCTCGCCGCCGCGCGTGTACAGCCACTTCGCCGCCCCGCCGACGCCGCCGAGCACGAGCGTGATGAGCGCTCCTGCCACGACTCGGGCCTGTTTGACCTGGCGCTTCAGTTTCGCGACGTCGCGCACAAGCCGCTGGGTCGCGTCGCGGGGCGGCCGGTCCAGGAGCTCGCGCAGCTCCTTGGCTTGCTTGGATCGCTCCGAGGTCTGCTCCTCGCGAACGCGGCGGATCAACGCGGAGATGCGCGCGTCGAACTCCGCCGCGGTGAGCGCGCTGTCCGGGTCCCGGCCGTGCCTCCGCGCCGCCTCCGCGCCGCGGTCGAGCTGGCGCGCCGTGACCGGGACGTCGAACGTCGACGACGTCTCCTGCGTGTCCTCGTCGTCGGGCACGCGCCGGTCCCATGTCGGGGTCACGTTGTCGTCGTTCACGGCAGGGTCACGGGCAATGACGGGACGCCGCACGACCCAGCGGTCCAGCTGTTGTAGACCAGCGTCAGCGGCCCGGTGATACCGGCGAGCTCGCCACAGCGCAGACCCGTCGCGGTCGATGTGTTCCATGCCGCGTGCACCGCTCCGATGCCCTGCCTGTTCGCCGCGCCGCTCACGTACACCGTCGCGGTCAGCGGCCCGGTGAAGCGGTTGCCTACGATGCTCACGCGCTCGACGACGGTACCGCTCGCCCCGCCCGAGCCGAGCCCGCGCACCCCGAACGCGGCCTGGGTCGGCGCGGCGGTGTACTGCACATCGTTGTCGTCGAAGCGCAGCCCGGTCATGCCTTCGACGCTGAGCACGTCGGACGGGGTCTGCTGCTCTATGAGGTTGTGAACGATGCGCACGTCGCGGCTCTGCGCCGTGCCGTGCGGCCCGATATGGATGACTGGCGCAGTGAGCTGCATGGCCATGCGCCGGATCGTGTTGTCGGCGATGGTCAGGTCATTGCTCGCCTTGATCGCTTCGATGACCGCAGCTGTGGTGACTCCGCTGTTCTGCTCGATCACGTTGCGCACCAGCGCGCAGTTCGTGCACGAGTACAAGTACACGCCGCGCGCCAGGACGTTGCCGGTCACGACCGCATCATCGACCAGATCCAGCGCGATGGCCGTGCCGCCCTGGTTTAGTGGCGAGCCGGAGAACGTGTTGTTCGCGATGAGCCACTGCGAACTCGCCCCGCTGCCCTCGCTGTTGATGTCCAGGTCGCCCGTGCTCATAAACCGAACGCGCTCGACGGTCAGCCCGACCACACCGCTGTGAGCCTGCACGCCGCCGCGGTCGCAGTGCTCGAGCACGGAGTCGCGCACCACGACGTCGCGCACCAGCGACCCGGGATAGCCGACGAGGTCGATGCAGTCCCCGCCCGGCAAGGCGCCGCGGATCGGGTGGTCGATGGTCACGTCGTGGACCGCGATACCCTGCGCTGGCCCGGTGACATGGATGGCGTGGGCCTGCTCCACGGTCCCGACCAACGCTCCGGTCTCGATGCGCAGGTCATGGACGCTGCCGCCCGTGACCTCGACGCCGCGCCAGTCCTGCGCCATCGCGTCGCCGCGGAACCGCAGCGTGGTCAGCGCCGCCCCGGCCCCGCACAGCTCTTGGCCCGCGGCCACGGTCAGCATGTTGTACCTGCGCCGACCCTGCGCCGGCTGCGGTGGCGTGTCGATGTCGTGCACGCCTGGACCGAGGCAGCACCGGGCCGTGATGGCGCTCTGCACTGCCGCGGTGTCGTCGATGTCGTCGCCCGGGGTGGCAGTGCTGCACGACGGCAGCTGGACCGCGGACCTGATCGAGTCGGTCGGAGTTGTGGCGCACGCGGCGAGGCAAAGAGCGAGCAAGGTCTTTATGTCCATGGGATGGTCCAGCCGAGGGTTTGGAGTAGGGTCTTGATCTGCGCGTCCGACATCTCGGCCGCGCTTCCGGTCCACATCGCGCTGTAGAGCAACCCCATCGCCGGCGTCGTGCCGCTCGACGAGCCCCAGCCGATGCTCACGCCGCTGTACGTGCCCTGGGTCCCCGCGATCTTCTCTTGGTCCGAGTAGACCTTGGCCGTGTTCGCGGTGCGGTTCACGCACGCGATGATAGGCCGGGTCGCGTTGACCGGGTTGGCCGTGCCGCTCACCGTCGAGCCGCCCGCGCCGCCTGTCACGCACTGCAGGCGCGGCGTTGTGCTGAACTGGACGATCGCACCTGTGGTCCCGTCGAGGTGCGCGAGTCGCCGGTTCGCCGCGGGCGCCGCGGCTGGCATGGTCACGATGCCATAGAGCAACACCGACGTGGTCTGCACATCGGGCACGGTCGCGTTGTTCTGCGCGTTGTGGTTCGAACTCGCGTCGGGCACGGTGATCGCTAGCCTGGTCCAGCCCGTCGTGGCCTGGCGGTACGCGTAGCTTGCCCCGGCCACGGTGAGCGTGTTCGCGCCGATCGAGTCGGCGAGGTTGCCGCTCGCCTCCTGGCACAGCCACAGCGCCGCGGGGTTGCCGGTCGCGATGCCGGCCACGGCCATGGTCACGGTCCACTCCGCGGCCGATGCGGGCACGTAGACCGACGAGGTCGCGTCCCGCGTCACGCCGGACATTGAGCTCGATCCGGTAGTGATCGCGTCGGCGCTGATGCCCGCGGCGAGGCCGGCGCGCGCACCCGCGGCGAGCCCTGCACGGATCCCGATCACGAACCGACCTTGCCGTGCACGCCGACGCGCACCACGCCGCCCGTGCCGGCCACGACGATCTTGACCCGGGCGCGCCGCGCACCGAAGTTGCCGAGGTCGAACTCGCACCCGCCAGCTGAGCCACCCGCGACGGTGACCGTCATCGTGGACGGGGTCTGCGTCCCGCCCGTGACCGGCACGTACGCCGTGGTCGGGTTCTGCAAGAGCCAGTACCCGGCCGTCGCATCGAAGTCGGACAGGAGCGTGGGCCCGCGCCCATCTCCGGGGCTGCTCGTGGCCGGAAAGATGGTCGTCTCGATCTGCACCGAGGTCAGGACGATCGCCGCGTCCCACCGGACCTGCACCGTGTTGAGCGCGCACTCGGCCGTGGCCGCTGCCTTGGGCGCGCCGAGAGGGAAGTAGTACGTCGTGCCGGACGTGAGCGTGCAGCCCAGCGCGGTAAGCGTCGTGCTGTTGGTGTTCGGCAAGACCTGGACACCAGCCGCGGTGTACCCGAACAGGTTGGATGAGTCGATGCGGTTGTAGTCGGTCATTACCTTGCTCCTCGCTCTTGGGCCGGTGTCGGCGTGTCGAGTGACTTCTTGATCGATCCGAACGCCGCGATCGGCTTCGGCGCCTGCGTCCCCGAGTTCGTGCCTGGCTCGTCGGTGAAGTGCCCTTGCAGCACGCCCAGGATGCGCGGGTCCATGGCCGGGGCGACGGGCTTACCGCTCAGCATTGACAACGAGAGCCGCCGTTCGTACGGCAGTTTCGCGCGCAGCGTCGCGAGCCTGGGCATGATCTCGCCCTGGACCCAATCCTCGAGGATCTCCGGCGCGGTCGCGCGCATCGCCTGCACGTCCTCGGTCGTTACCGCGCCGTGGATAGCACGGTCGATGACGCTGTATGGGTCGTCCGCCGCGGCGGCCTTGCGCGCCCAGCTGCGCATCGCCATGTCGGACGGTCGCCACGAGTCCGGCCCGACTTGCGTCGAGAACGCGTCCGGGCGCTTGGGCATCTGAGACGCGAGCCACTCGAGTCGGCGCGCCGCATTCTCCTCGATCCGGTCCGCGGCGATCGCGTCGGTCACGCGCAACCCGTCGAGGCGCGTCGCCATGCGAGCGCGAGCCGCGGGCTTGAGCTGGATCGTCCCGTCGGGCATGGCGTGGACCTGGTCCTTGATCTCCTCGGTCCTGGCCTTGTACAGCTCAGGCAGCGTCGTCGCGTCCGGGCTGCGCTCCTTGTCCGAGTAGCGGAGCGCGGCGAGCGCCTTGGTGGCTACGATCGGCGCGTACGGCGCGGCCTTGCCTGCGCCCTTCGAGCCCACATCCAGGAATGCCGACGCGGCTTTCGCGCCACGGTCAGCGGCGAACTCGGACGCGCGCTTGACCATGCCGAGCGCCTGCGTGCCGCGCGCCGCGACGTACCCGACCGGACCTCCGAGGCCAGCCGCGACGCCGAGCATCGCCCCACCGATCCCGCCGGACGGCTCCTCCTTGGGCGGAAGCGGAGGGGCGGTGCGCGTGCCCAGGTTGGCGATCGCATCGTCGATCGCGTCGAGTCGAGCCGAGGCTGGTGCGGTCTTGAGCTCGTCGATCGCGCGCTGCAGCTGCCGGTTCCGCGTCAGCATGTCGTGCACGCGGTCGAACCCCGCCAGCTCCTTCGGAGGTGGCACATCGGCACCCTTGACGATGCCATCGAGGTCGAGTGGCGGCACGGACGGGGTGGCCGGCTTGGTGTGCGCGGACTCCATGGCGCGCGGCGCGACGTGCACATCATCCGCGGTCGGCTCGATGCCGGTCGACCACTTCACCTTGATCGGCTTGTCGAGCTCGATCGCCGCGTCGAGCCTGTGTCGGCCATTCGTGACCGTGATCTTGCCGGACGGGGTGACGTTGAGCTGGACGGCTTCGCGCTGGCCCTCCTGCATTGCCTTGCGCGCGTTGGCCACGCGGACCTCGTCCACCCCACCGCCCGGCGGCTCGAAGTAGCCACGCCCGGCAATGGTGCGAGCTGGCAGCGTCTGCTCGGCGTAGTCCACACCGCCCTTGTCGAGCCTCGCCCTGAGGCTCTCGTAGCTCGGCACGTCGCGGCCCATCGACCCGGCCTTGAACGCCTGCTCACCCTTCGACCCGAGCCGGTACACGTACGGAACGGGGAGCTCATTGAACTGGTTCGCGGTCCAGTCGATCACGGTGCCGTCGTCGGTTACGCTGACCTGGTGGTAGAAATCCTCCTTGGGGATCTCGAGCTCCACCATGCGCCGCTTGTACTCGGCGCGGAGTTCGAGCACCTGCTTCTTCGTCATGTGGTAGTCGCGTTTCAGCTCCTTGAGGCCATCGGTCCCACTGATGTCGAACCTGTGGCTCGTCAGCACGTCATCGAGCCCGTACTTGGTGCGAAACTCCTGCTCAGCCGTGTCGCCCATGCCGTCCACGTCCTCGGCGATGTGGAATCGCTTCCTCTTCGCGATCTGGGTGTAGTCGTCGATTGCGTCGGCCAGCCGCGGATTGCTCTCGCGGATCTCTTGCACCAGCGCGTTGCTCTCGTGCGTCGCCTCGGCGAGGCGGACCTTGGCCGCCGCGCTCGGTGGCGTGGTCGGCCCATCCGGCAGCGGTACCGCCGTCTCCACCGCCTGCACCGGCTGCCCCGTGTCGTGGATGAAGTGGAAGTCCCCGAAGTCGTCGCCGACATGCGACCGCTCGATCATCTTCGGATCGAACATGTCCACGAGGTCGGCGCGCGACAGGTTGACCTTCTCGTCACGCAGCGCCTTGAGTAGCGCGGCTTTGTTCTCGGGCACGGTCCAGTCAACTCCGAGGCTACCCAGCCACCGCTCCTCGTGGCCCGGCGCCATGGCTTCGCCCTGCGAGCGCATGCGCCGCAGGATGAAGTTCTCATCGGTCTCGCCCTTGGCCTTGAGCTCGGAGATACGCTTGCCGGGCGCGTACGGCTCGGGCGCCGGAGCGGCCGGAACAGCCTCGGCGGTGGGGGCTCGCTCCGGTGCAGCGCGAGGCGTGGACCGCTCCTTGGCCACGGACTGCGCCATCATAGCCTTGCGCTCGGCCATCGCCGCGTCCACGACCGGCGCGTACTGCGGGTAACGCTTCGCGAACTCGCGCGCGATGATCTCGTCGACGACCGGCGAGTCGGGGCGGAGTGCCCCGGGACCAACGGTGTAGCCCTCGATCTTGCCGGCCAGCAGATCCTCGCGGATCTTGGCCGGCGCCGCGGCGACCTCGGCTTTGTATGCGGCGATGTTGCGCGGCTCGGCCTCGGCGAGGGTCTCGAGCGCCTGGCGCTCGGCGCGGAGCGCCTTGGCCGCGACCTCGGGGTCCTGTGCCAGGCCAACCTTGTCGTCGAGTAGGCTGCGGATCTTGCGGTCCTGGTTGAAGACCACCTTCGCCGCTTCGCGCGTGTACTTGTCCGCGTCGCGATCCGCGACACCGGCCAACCAGTCCTTGGCCGCTTCGCGCTCGCGGTGCGCGGCCTCGATGTCCTGCACGAACTGCTCGCGTGCGGGCTGGCGCGCCTCGTTGATGTTGTCGACCTCCCTGGTGCGGACCTCCTTGAGGCCCCTGCGGTCCATCGCGCCGAGATCGGAGTCAGGTCCAACCGGCAGAGCGCGCTCGTCGGCGAGCAGGTCGTCGATCGCCTTCACCGCGCCAGGCTCCGACCTGCTCGATGCCTGCTTGATCCGCCAGTCGTCAATGGCCTGCTTTGCGCGTCCCAGCCCGATCTCGGCGCCCTTGGCGAGCGCTCCACCCGCCGCGCCGAGTCCTGCGCCGAACAGCGCGTTCGACGAAAGCACGCTCGCCGCGCGCTCCATGGTCAGCTTGTCATCGCTCAGCGCGAGCTCCGACACGCCGGTCCCGGCTCCGAACAGAGCGCCCTCTGCCGCGCCGCCGACTGCCGCGCCGCCGACGCGGCCGAGCGACTCCTCGGCGCCGGTTGCCACGGCGCGACCGGCTCGAGCCGCGAGCGATGCCGGCGCAGAACCGCCGCCGGATACGACAGCCGGAAGCAGGGCCCCCGCGAACTCGGAGCCAAACGACAGCCCGGGATTCTCCTCGCGATACCCACTCAGATCTGCCGCGGCCTGGTCACCTCCGATGGCGCGAGCTGCGATATCGGACAGGCCGAGCGATGCTCCACGCGCCAATCCGGCCCCGGTGGCCTTGAGCGCGCCGGATGCGCCGCCGTAGTCAGCCTCTCGCGCCGCGCGGGTCGACGCGGCTAACACGTCGGCATGCTGCGGGACGCGCCATCCCGAGATCAGCGCATCATTGACGCTTGCCTCGGGGACTTCGTGGGCCTGCCCATCGGTGTCGAGAAGGATAGTTGGCGGCACTATTTGCCCTCCGGGAACGTGGGCGACACCGGCGCGGTGAACGCTCCGGTCGGGACCTGCGCGTCGGTTGACGTGCCCGATCCCGTTGCGGCGTCGCGCTTGGCGAACTCGATGCGGTTGAGCGCCTCCTTGGCCAGCTGGACCACGGCCTTGCTATTGGCCTGTCCGGGCTTGACCAGGTTCTGCAACGTCTCAAGCGACGCGCGGTCGCCGCCGATTGCGCGATCGGCAAGGTCTGAGATGTCGCCGCGCTGCTTCGGCGTGATGCCGCTCGAGCTGTAGTCCTGGGTCGCGGCGTTGGCCGCGTCCCTGGCCTGCTCCCACGCGCCGGGTTTGCGCGACCACATGATCACGCCGTTCTCGATCGGCACACCAAGCGCGTGGGCCTGCCGCGCCAGCTCCTGGGCCTGCACGCGCTCCGGGTTGCCCTTGCCGCGCACCTTGAGTCCAGTCTCGGTCTCGCCAGCGATGTCGGCGCGCTTCGCGTTGGAGAGGTCTGGGTACCGGATATCCGGCCCGGTGTACTTGGCCTTGCGCAGTGCAACGTTGAGTGCACTTGTGGTCCTCTCGCGTGCCTCGAGTAGACGCGCGTCCTGGTCGCGCCAGGACGCGGCGTCACTGGTTCCTGATGCGTCCGACAGGACCTCGGCGTCTTTGTCCGAGCTCATGCCCTGGGTGCCTTCCTTGGTCAGGAGGCGAGCCCTGGCCTGTAGCACTTCCAGACGCTGCCGCTCTGCACTGTTGAGCAGCTTCGACTCGCCGCCAACACGACCACGAATCGAGCGAATCTCGTCGATGATCGACGTGACGTTCTCAGCCGACGCAGCCTTCTGGCGGAGCTCTCGAGTGGCCTCAGGTGACTCGGCAAGCCATACCGAGTTGTCCTTGTTGCGCAGGACGTCGTAGTTGATGATCGCCTTCCCGTCCTTGTCGATGACCGGGTTGCCGTCCGGCCCGAGCTGCGCGCTCGGCATGCCGCCGATCGCGTACTGACGAACGCGTTCGTTCTCCTTGTCGGTACGCTCGTACGCCTTGTCATCCCTCCGGGCCGCTGCGGCATCACGCCTCGTCGCCGAGCTCTCCTGGATCTCCATGGCGCGGAGGTAGTTCTGCGCGCGGTTTTGGCGCTCGGTCTCTTGCTGGGCGCGCTCCTGCCTGTACGCATCGTTGAGCTTGAGCCCGTCCTCCCACGCCTTCTGGTCCGTCTTCTGCCGGTGCTCGGCCATGCTTGCGGCGAGCTGGGCGCGATCCTTGGCGATGCCCATGAACGTGGTGCCGCGCGGCGCAAAGTCGAGCTGACGCCGAGCCAGCTCGGCATCCATCTGCTTGACCGCGGCCTCACGCATCGCCTCGCTGGCGCGCAACACGTCGCCGTGCTCGGCGACCTCGCGAGCCAGGATGCTGTCCTTGCGATCGAGCGCACCGCGCTTGTTCGTGATGTCGGCCCGCTGGCGCTCGATGTTGCGGTCGAGCTTCGCCATCCAGTTCTTGAGGCCCATGTTCTCGCCGCCGTGGCGGGCCTGGTACAGACCACCGATGATGGCACCCACGATGCCAGCGACGTGCTCCCCGGTGGAGATACCCGACATCGGGTCGATCTTCTGCGCGGCGAGCCGGTCCGAGTCAGCATCGATCTGCGCGCGGCGCGTCTTCACGCGTTCCATCTCGCGGTGGTAGTCGGCGTAGTTGCGGCGCTGCGCTTCGATGTCGATACGCAGTTTCTCGCTCTGCGCGTCCGCGGTCATCTTATCGCGGCGCGCCTTGATCGTGCTCTCGAGCTCCTGCGCCTTGAGCGAATCGCGGCTGTAGAGGTCGTTGAAGTACCGCTGCGTCTCCTTGGGATCGAGGTCGCCGCGGATGTCTCCGGTCGCGTCGAACGGGTTTGCGTCGAGCTTCTTGGCCGTCTCGGCGTAGTGCTGGTCCGCGGGCGACGGCATGACCACGCCAGGCACGCCGGCCAGATCGCCAACGGGACCGAACGGGAACGCGAGCCGCTCCGTCGAGAGCGGTGGCGGTGGTGGGGCCTGCGTCGGCTCGGTCGGCGGCGGAATGCCGGCCAGGTCACCGACCGGGCCGAGCGGGACTGGAGGCGCGAATGGCTGAGCTCCGGCCGTGGGTTGGGCAAGCTGACCAGGGTCCGCCTGTGGCGGCGGTGGCCCCGGAGTCCCGGAGTCGGCAGGACTGAGCGGAGGTGGCGGCATCGAGGCCGCGGCCGCCACGTCGCCGGCCACCGCCTGTGTCGCGTCCGACGCTTGAACCCCATCCGGTGCTGGAATTCCTGCCAGATCTCCGACGGGGCCAAGATCAACGGGCGGCCGCCACTGCGGCGGCGGCCAGGGCAAGTCGGCGCTATCCGTCCACGGTCCGATCGGCGTCCCGTCGTCGCCGTTCACTTGCCACCGCCCTCCAGCGCGTCAAGGCGCCGCGCCAGCGCGGACACCATGGCCGTGTTCGCGAGCGACAGCTTCCGCGTGTCGACCATCTTCCCGCCTGGCGTGTTCATCACCGTGTGTTTGAGCCCGGCCTTCTCGAGATCTTGCGCCATGGGTCCGAGCTGGTCACCAGCGCCGTGGCGCTCGTCCTTGTAGCGGTACGCGAACGCGGGCAGCTTGCGCATCGCCTTGTTGGCCGCGTCGTCGCCCGGCTCGATATCGGTCTTGAGCCGACGGTCCGAGATCGCTGCCGCGCCGCCGATGATCGCTGGGCCGTACTTGTCGATCCAGTCCTTGTCTGGCGCCCCGTTCATCGGCGCACCGTACCCGCTCATGGCGCTCTGACGTGACTGCGTCACCGCGCTCAAGTCTTGACCCCGCAGACCCTGGAGGAGGTTGCCGTACGCCTGCTGTGCCTGCTGGCGCTCCTGGAGTCCCGCCACGGCCTGCTGACCGGCAAGCCCTGCGTTGTTCCGGCCCATCTGGATCGACGCGGTCCGCGCGGCCATGGCCTGGTTGCGCGGCGAAGCCCCGGCCGCCATGGACTGCTGCTGGGCCTGGTTCTGCATCATGGCCTGACGCAGCTGCTCACCGGACACGGAGTTCTGCCCGTTCGCGATCGCCTGCAGACCGGCGAGGTTCTGCATCCCGAGGTTGCCGTATGCGGCGTACGAGTTCTGATTCTGGTCCGCGAACTTGCCGGCGATCGATCCTTGCTGGCCGAGCAGGTTCTGGCGCGTCTTGTCGCTGAGCTGCCACGGCGCGGGCTGCCCCGTCTGGTCCGTGATCGACGGCGCGGCCATGCCGTTCTTGGCGGCCCACTTCGCGGCGAGGTTGTTCGGGTTGTTGCTGTCCGCGTAGATGTTCACCCCGTACGGGTTGCCGGGCGCGTAGTCGTTGGCGTCAGTTCCGCCGCCCGCGACTCCACCGAAGCCCTCGTTGAACTTGCCGGCCAGCCACTTGGTTTGATCGATCGGATTCCACCAGGACATGATTGCTCCTTAGCCCAGGATGACCCACTTGCCACCGCTCGTAAATGAGTCGGTGCTGTACCAGGCCTCGCGCGAAATGCCCGGCCCGATCGTGGTGTCGGAGTTCGCGATGCCGATGATCTGGTTCGCCGCGGTGCTCGTGACGAGATGCTTGAGCGTCGCGGTGAACGCGGTCGGGTTGTAGATCCGGACCCGGTGCCCGTTCTCGGTCGCGGCGAACCCGGTGATGTTGAGGTTCGCGGTGATGGTCAGGATCCAGGTCATGGAGTCCGCCATCGAGGTGAACGACCAGTTATCCTGCTGGGTCGATACCGAGTTCGTCGTCGCCACGCCCAGGAACTTGATCGACTTGCGGAAGTAGGTCGTAGCGGAGGCGCCGGTGTTGAAATCGTTGCTGCCGCGCGCGGTCGTAATGGCCGTGGCGGACAACCCGGTGCCGGTCGAGACGTCGACCGAGATCCCGGTCTTGCCGACCGAGCTCGCGCCGGCCGACCGCGTCGATGTGTCGGCGATGACCATGGCGACCGGGAACAGCGCACCGCCGGTCGTGTCGTATGAGCCGTTGCTGGTCAGGCGCCAGATCACCGAGCCGACGGTCTGCCCCGCGCTCGAGTTCGTGGTCTGCAGTCCGGTTCCGCCGCTCGGCGCCGTGGTCGAGATGGTGCCACGCATCGTGTGCGCCGCGGCAGCGGTCGATCCGATGGTCGCGTTTCCGTCGATCTGCGCCGTGCCTGGCACGACGACGCCGGTCGCGTTCACGGTGAGCTGGCTCGCTCCACCCGCGACGCGGAACTCGTGCGAGCTCGACGCGATGACCTTGTTCGCGTCGGCTACGACCTCGTGGCGGTACGCAGCGTTTCCCGTGCCGAGGTTGGTGAACAGCTTCGAGAACGGCTGATCGCGCATCGTCACGACCATCGCCACGCTGTCGCTTGTGTTCACGGTCTGCCCGGCCTGAATGCCAAGGATCGAGTCGAAGTTGTCTACGCTGCCGCCCGCGTACGCGCTGGGGTGGTACACGATTAGACCGCGCACCGTAGCCCAGCTCGCGAAGTATTTGGTGTGGTACGCGCCTGGCAGCGTCGAGTACGTGTGCGGACAGAAGATCGTGCACCCGTTGATGGGGATCGTGGTCGGCGATGGGCCAGGGGACTGGACCGAGCCGCCCGCGCCGTACCCGTTGACCTCGCCGACCGAGACGAACGATTGACTGTCGCTGACCGGGCTGTAGCCCACCCCGGATTTCTCGAACCAGCACCCATTGATCAGGGTGCCGTGCGTGCCGCGCCGGATCTCGATGCCGCTGCAGGTGTTGTGGCCAAGGAACGCGAACGAGCTCGCCTCGATCACAGTCTGCCCGGCCCGGTCCAGTGTCACTGCGCGGTCACAGAAGAACGAGTCGAGCTGGGTGATGTTGCCCTGGTCGCTGCGCGGCCCGAGGTAGATGCCGTACTTCGAGCTCGAGATGGTGCAGTCGTGGAAGCGGTCGAAGTCCGAGTTCACTCCGACAAACAGCGCCTCATAGCCGAGGAGCCGGCACGACTCGAGCACCACCGCGCCGCCGCGCCAGTCCCAGATCCCGTACGTACCAGCCCTGTATACGTTCGTGACGTTGTCGATGCTGAGCAGCGGCGTGTCTGGTGTCGCCGTGGTCATCGCGATCTGCGAGAACAGGTGGCCCTGGGGGCCGTTGTACTCGCTCGCGTCCCATGGGTTGCCGTCGTCGGCGCCGAGTTGGATGCACGTCCCGGAACCGGAGAACCGGATCTCGGCGCCGCCGTTGACCTCAACGTCGCCGTGCTCGCCGATCAGGATGAGCCCCTTGCGGGTCCTGGTCACCGTCGCGCTCAGCGCGTACACGCCGCGCGGCATGAAGATCGGGCGCCCGATCGGCGCAGTGTTGAGCATGGCCTGGAACGCGTTCGTGTTGACACCGGCAACACCCGGCGAACCGCCGGCATCGGTCCCATCTCCGACCACGCCGTACTTCGAGATGTTGTCGTACGCGCCCGTCACGATCGCGGTGCGCAGACTCCGCAGCGCGTCGAACGTCACGTTCGCGTCGTATGGCGCCCACTTTCGCGTCGGGTCCGACGGAGGCGTGGCAGTTCCAGACGAGTCGATCTTCGCCGCGGGGAGCGCGGTGTTGTCGTTCACGAAGTCGCTCATATCTTTGCCTCCGCTGGGAGCCTCTTGTAGAGCCGCGGGTCGAGCCCGACCTCGACGGCGATGCCGGTCAGCTTGAACGCCTCGCCGGTTGGTGGCGCGTACGACCCGCCAGAGAATTGCCTCGTCGCAGTGAGCGATCCGGCCAGCATCGACGCAACGTTGATGGTCTTGGACGGCGTCGGATCTGGCGCGGTGAGCGACGCGAGCGTGGTGCTCGCCGCGATGGACGCTTCGAGCCCACCCACGGTGACCGAGCCGGCGACGAGTACGCCAATGGTGTTCGCCGACTCGACCCACCGGCCGAGCGGGTACGACCATGCATAGTTGTCACGGACCAGCACGAGGCCGGTCTCGGAGGTGAACACGACCGGCAGGAGATACCCGAACAGCGACGCGGGCGGGGCGGTGAACGACGCGAACGAGACGCTCATCGAGAGCGCGTTACCCATCTCTCCGTATGCGACCCGGCCGTTGACGCGCTCCGCGCGCCATGTCGAGGTCCAGACCGCACCCGAGGTCGTGACCTGGGGCGACAGCGCGCTGGTGACCAGCGTCGCGCGCGCGGCCTCGCTCGTCGCAGTGATGCGAACCTTGAGCGCCTCCATGTCGGCGTTGCCCGCGCTCGGGGCATGGCGAACCTGCAGCGCGCCGCCGACAGTCGTAGCGTTCGGTGACCATGCCAGATCCTCGAAGTACGCAACGTTGCCAGCTCCGTCGTACTGGTAGTCACGCGCCAGCCTCATGCGGACGAGGCATGCGGAGCGGTACTCGCCGAGGATCATCATCTCGCCCATCTTGGCGAACCCCTGCAAGTCGTTAATCTTGATCCAGCTTGACTCGACATCCATGCCGTAGGTCAGCGATGAGAGCGCGCCCTGCTCAATCTTCGGGCCCGTCGCGGTCAGGTACACGTAGGACCCATTCCACAGCACGGCATGCAGGCCATCGCCGATGGTCCATTCCGCCCAGCGGCCGGTCCCGTCGCCGTCGTGGATGTCGACAAGCGCCCGGTAGTCCCAGATCAACACGCGAGCGCTCGACGCGACCACCCTGACTTGGTGCTGTGACGTCATCAGCGTCAGCGCGCTGACCGTGTCCGCGTCGAACGCGGCGACCGCGGCGCCGACATAGCGCATGCCGCGACCGTGGTCCATGAGGTACCAACCCTTGCGGCCCTTCATCAGCGTCCCGACTGGGGTCAGGCACAGCGCCTCGTGTGATGCTGGGCCGACATCGAGCGAGACGATCTGCGCCGGACCGTATCCCGGCCCTTGGCCGAGATTGTTCAGCCCATCGCCGGGGATGGCATAGACCGCGGTTTCTCGGCCCACGTAGAGCACGCCGTCCTGTAGCCACAACGCCGTGATGTCGCCACCGGCCGGCGGGACGTCGATGGTCAGGCCGTCATGGAACGACGCGATCTCGCCATCGTTGCGCTCGCGCGAGTACCAGACCCGATCCGGGTCGCCCGCGATGCCGGCCAGGTAAATACGGGTGTCCGACGCGATCATGATGCGCGCCGGTGGCGGCGCGATCGACTCGAGCACGCCTCCGTTCTCCGGGTTCGTTTCGTGCGTCGTGAGCGACGCGTCGCTCAGGAAGTCGTTGAACGTCCCGAGCGTGTACGCCGTCGGGGTATTCGCGAAGTACCTGTTGGGGTTCGTTGTGGCCGACGGATCAAGGCTCGACGTCAGATAGAACGGAGAGTCGATGTTCGGTGCGACCGCGGTGCGCCAGAACTCAATCGCGGGCGGCACGGTAAGCTTGTGAGTCGTGTTGAGCACGGCCGAGTTCGGGAACGTGATCGCGCTGCCCGTTACCGCCACGGTCGGGATCACCGTTGTCGTCGAGCGCTCGCGCTCGTTCTGCGCGTTGACATACCGCCACGTCTCCATGCACGCGTATGTCCCAACGGCGATCGATCCGCCGGCCGCATCGAGTGGGGACAGCGAGTACGGGTAGACATGGAAACCGACCTCGACGATGCGGACGCCGTCGTACTGCAGAATCTCGCTGCCCGTGAGGTATAAGGTGCGGCCGATGCCAGCGGTCCTCCTGGCCTGATCGCTGTCAAACGTGACGGAGATGTCACGCGGCGAGCGCGGACCATAGTCCCCGCCGTCATTGCCGAGCGGGATCGAGCGGCGGATTGAGCCGCACCACGCGTAGGTCTTCCCTCCCGTATTCGCGACTCCGGGCAGCCGTCCTGTTGATGGGGCGTAGCCGCCCGCCACGCCGATGGTTGACTTGGAGGTAAGGAACGCGTCGTCTCGATACAGGAAGTACGTGTTCTGCGGCGAAGGCCCGAGGATGCCCGACGCCGTCGTGGGCTGGGCGAACGCCAGCCAGACGTAGACCTGCCCGTTGTGGTCGAACGCTCGAGACCCAACGGCAAGATTCTTGGTCAGCACCGATGATGCACCGACAGAGTTTCCGGTGTCGGCCCAGTTCTCGGTCACGGTGAACTGGCCAGCGCTCGAGTCGCTCCAAAACGCGAAGCACCTGTACTGTCCGCTGTCCTGAACGGAGCGGAAGCAGGCAGCGACCTGGGTGATGGCCCCGAGTGCGGACGCTCCGAACGCCTGCCCGGTAAACACGTCGGCGAGGCTCGACGTGGTGAGCAGGTCGCCTTGGACGTTGACGCCGTTGACGCGCACGACCTCGGTCTGTGTCCCGTCCGCAAGAGCGGCTATCGCGATCGGGCCGTCACACGTCCTGGCCTTGGTCGCCGCGGTCACGGCCAGGGCCGGTGTGACCGAGAAGACCGTGTAGCTCGTCGTCACAGTTCGTCTAGCCGCGCCAACGCACAGGTCCTGGGTGCCAGCTTTCACAACGTCGTAGTTGAAGTTCGCCACCGCGGCGAGCACCGTCGTCAGCGCGCCACCAACCGCCGTGGCCGGCGAGGCCGGGTCGATCGCGATGACCTTCAGACTGGTAGCGCTGTCGTCCTGCACGAACAGCAGGATCTTCGTCGCCAGCGCGACCAGGCGAGGCCGGCTGTACACCGACCCGGTGAGCGCGGTCGGGGCCATGAGCACGTTGCCGGTCGTCTTGTCGAGAGCTGCGACCCAGATGGCCTTTGGCGAGTTGACCCCGTACGCGTAGACAATCGTACCGCCGAGCTCGGCGCGGTCCTGATCGACCTGGTCATCGGTCGTGACGAATGCCGACCGTTCATCGACAACCGCGGCGAGGTGTGTCCCGCGCAGGACCCATGACGAGGTCGTGGCGTTCCACGAATAGAACGCGGTGTCGGTGAACACACAGAGCTCGTCGTTCACGACGGCCATGCGTCGGCAGTTGGCCAGCGTGCCGCCGCCGAAGATGGCGTTGGACATCGCAGCCATCGGATGGCGCGTCTGCAGGCCGCCGATCTCCTCGAACTGCACATCCCGCGCAATGTCCATGGCCGGCGGGCTCGAGAACCGCGCGTCGTCCTTGGTCGCGAGACCGAAGCCCATCGGCAAGTGGACCTGCTGCCATGTCAGACCGCGCGGCATCAGAGCACCATCACCATCACGGTGATCGTCGCGCCGTACCCCGTTGCGCGCAGGCTCAGGAACTCGGTCTGGCTGTTGGGTGCACCGGCCGGAGTGACCGACCCGAAGTCGCGCACCACGCCCGCCGCCGCCGCGCCCTGTGGTGGGCTCAGAAAGAACGCCAGCGGCTTGCGGCCCAGCCCATGTGGCACCTGGACGCCGACGTTGTCGGGCAACTGGACCGGACCAATCACTCTGATCTCGGACGCGGGTAGGGCCATGATCTCCTTGATGGTCACGGCGTGCGACGCGACCACAGATTGAGTCGTCGCGTCGTTGATCCGGGACTCGAGGAGGCGGGTCAGCGCCATCGCCAGCTCGCCTCGTCGATGAGCAGCCCGCAGTCATCGCTGTACCCGTCGATGAGCTGTGAGCGCATGACCACGCGGCGCCGCGGGTTCTGTGCCGCGCGCATCATCGCGTCGTTGCTGAATCGCTGCAGTGCCGCGTCGCGCTCGGCAATGGCGAGGCCTGGGTCATTGCGGGTTTTGGCGCACGCCTTGACTGCCACGCCCCAAGTCAGCGCCGCCTCGCCGTTGCCGGTGAACACGTCGATCGTGTCCGAGTCACCGAACTGGGTCAGGTCCGGGGCCTGGGGCACGTAGGTCAGAACGTACGTGCCCGTGGTCGGCCTGGGCATGAGCACGACCGACGAGCCGACGATCGAGTACGCGCATGCCGTCCCGGTCGAGCCCGAGAACACGCCGCGCTCTTGGATCATGAGCTCGTCGAGCATGACGGTGCGCCCGGCCGAGTCGGTCACGCGCTCCACGCCGACGGTCTCTTCGTGGTCGCCGTAGAGCTCATACGACGCCGATCCGTCCGCGGTGATGGTCTGCGTGCTCTCGCGGAACCGCATCCCGCTCTGGATCGCGATGGAGTAGATCTGGCCGTACTGCTCGCTGATGAGGGACTTCCACTCCGCGGGGGAGATGGTGCCGTTGCCCTCCATGTCAACGCGGCGCTGACACGCCAACACCACGTTGCTCATCACGAGCAGCTTGGGCATTACGCGTTCGTCCTCTTGAACCCGTAGGTGAGGGTCAAGCTCTGGCCGCTCGCCAGGTCGGTCGGGGTATCACCGGCGTTCGTCACGTTGATCGTGATGACGCCAGAGCTCGGGCTGTTCGTGACCACGGTGTAGCCCTTGAGCCCGGACTGCGTCCCCGACTCGAACCCGTACCCGAGCAGTCCGACGTACACGCCGGGGAACTCGGCGAACGTCAGCGTGTACGCACCCGCGCCAGTCCGCCCGATCGTGACGCCGCGCCCGAACGTCTTCGTCGGTGTCGACGCGCCGGCCCCGGCGAGCTTCACGACGTGGCGAACCAGCCCGGGCTCGATGCATTGATCGTCGAATGAGTCGATGCTCATGGCGCCTCAGATCTGGAACACGCCGTGGTTGCGCGTGTCGTTCTGGATGTAGTTCTTGATCGAGCGGGTGCGCGTCTCGACTTGATCCGCGGTCGTCGAGCGCAGGTTGTAGTTCCCGTCGTCGTTGATGATATGGACGAAGTCCGAGTTCCCGCCCGGTCCGAGGCACCGCAGGTAGTGGCTGTCCGGGTTGTAGAGCCGCCCGCGGTTGAGCGGGCAGTCCGGGTCGCTGTGCAGCTTGATCGGTCCGGCCGGCGTGACGATCGTGCAGGTCTCGAACCCGTAGTTCATGTTCCCGCCCGCGTTCGAGAACTCGACGCGCGCGTTTCCGCGCCGCGACACGGCCCAGTAGTTGATCGGGTTCAGGACGCCGTCGGTGACCTTACCGCCGACGGTCTTGATGAAGACGCCGAGCTGACCGAAGTTCTCCTCGATGGTCTGGTTCAGCGATGTCGCCGACGCGAGCCGCGACCCGGCCAGCGCCTCGGGGTACACGCCGCGGTCCTTGGTGCGGAACGAGTCCGAGCCGAGCGCGGGCGCGGTGAGCGGGGTGCAGACCTCGAGCCCCTCCATGCACGTACCGACGTCGCCTGCGTTGAACAGGTAGTCGTTGTCCGCGAACGAAGTGATCGCCGCGGCGCTGGTCAGCGTGACCGTGCCGGCGATGAGGCCGATCGCGGCCACGGACGTCGTCCCGGTACGGGGCGAGGTGCCGTCGGCGTTCGGCGACGCGCCGACAACCATGCCGACCTTGAAGTTCCGCGCATCGTCGGGCACGACCATCGTGATCACGTTGGTCGACGCGCTGGCGCGCTGGCCGCGGATACCGGCGCTGGTCCGGTACAGGTCGAAGCCTTCGCGGTCGATGTGCTCGGTAATGACGCCGTCGGTCTCGAGCGTCACCAGGTCCAGGAACGCGCCGTCGTCCTGCGACGCGAGCAGCGAGACGCCGTCGATGATGATGTCGCCGTACTTGACGAATCGCGACGCGGCGAACTGGAGTCCGCTCGTCGTGCCCGCGTTGGTCTGCGCGGTCGAGAACGTGCCAGACACGCCCTGCGAGTTCGCGTACTTGACCGAGTAGTTGAAGGTCGTGCCGCGGAACGAGCCGGCGTGGCCCGCAGCCTTGGAGCTCTTGGGGATCTGGTCGAGCAGCGTGTGCGAGCGCATCGCGACGTCACCGAGCTGGCCAGCATAGAAGATCTTGAAGATGTAGGCGGTCTGCGCGACCGATGAAGCCGTAGCCATGTGAGCACCTTCCGCGCACTGCGCGGCGTTGAGAGTTCAGTCCTCTTGGTGCCCTCGGTCTTCTGGGCTGTCAGCGTCGGTCTTCGGTCGGTAACGGAGTCGAGTCAGGTCAGGTCAGAGCTCGCCACCAGCCTTGCGACGGGCCAGTTCGGCGAGGAATTCTTCGCGCGTCATCGGCGGCGCCTTGCCGGGCGGTGTGCCCTGCGTGGCCGGCGATGGCGTGGGTGGGGCGGGCGGCGTCGTGACCGCGGCCGGGGCGGATGGAGCGAGGGTTACGGCGGGGCGGGGCGGGGCGGCCGGCTTGAATGCGGTCTTCGGGTCGATGCCGAGCTCCTCGAGCTCGGCCGCGCGCTCCGATTCGTACGCGCGGATGACCTGCGTCGGCGTGGGCGCGTCGCGGAGGTCATCGCTCGGCCCGCTCTGGGTCCAGAGCCGCTCCGCGAGCGCGGTCATGCGCTCGCGCACCCGGTCCGGGTTCTTCGCCATCGCGGCTCGCGCGAGCGGCGCATCGTCGCCCACGGCCTTGGTGACTACAGCGTACCAGCGATCCAGGTCCGCGCGGACCTGAGCCTCCTGCGCGGCGCGCTGCTGTGCCGCCGTGGCCTCGCCGAGCTGCTTCTCGAGCGCGGCAACCTTGTCCGCGAGCTGGCGTTGCGCCAGGCTCTGGTGCGCCACGGCCTTGTAGCCGGGCTGCTTTTGGCCCTCGGGGCTGTGGCCGTAGAGGAGCTTGCCGAGCGGCTCGAAGTCCGCCTCGCCGAACCCCGCATCGGTCAGCAGGTCGATCAGCGCGGCCGGATCGGCCTTGAGCTGGCTGACGCGCGATTCGAATGACTCGGCCTTGGCGACGCGAGCCTGATGCGCCGCGCGGTCGCGCTCCATGTCGGCCGCGAACTTGTCGCGCTCCGCGGCCAGCTGGCGGCGAACGTGCTGCTCCTGCTTGCGCAGCGCGACCAGCGCGGGATGATCTTCCGCGATCTCGGTCGGCGTCGGGGTAGCCGGCGCAGCTGCGGGGGTCGCATCGGCGGGGGCAGGGGCGGTTGCCGGCTCGGACGTCGGCGCCGGAGAAGTGGACTCGGCGACCGGCGCCGGAGATGGATGCGCTGGAACAGCGCCGGCCGTCGAGCCCGAAGGAGTTGGCGTGGCTGGGGCCTCGCCGCGGAGCTGCGCCATTGCCGCGATCACGCTGTCGCGCTGTGGCGCGCGTCGGTCCGCGAGCTCCTGCGCCGGAGTCGGTGGCGGTCCGCTCGGCGCGGGCGGTGTCGCGGGCGCGGCGTCAGCCATTGGTCACCGCGATTCGAATCGTTCCAGCGCTGTCAACCATCTTGACGATCTATTACGTAACTCAGCTGGACGCGTCAAGCGCATTCGTGCCAGAATGGCAACGCGATGATGCGCGACGACAATTTGGCACGAGCCCTTGCCAGAATGGCACGCCCAGGGTGACGCCGGACGAGTGGTTCAGGCTCGTCGAGCTCCACGCGCCGACGTTGCGTGAAGTCGGCGTGCTGTCGATCCGCCTCGAAGGATGCGAGGTCCAGCTCGCACCCAACCCGGCCGGGCCGCGCCCCCAGTTCCCGGGTATGGACGACGCGAGGCCCAAGGATCCGCCGCCGCAAGCCGTTGAGCTCAACGCGCTCGACGACCCGGAGACATTCGGCGGTCGTCTCCCCGGCTACACGGTCCCGGCGACGTTGCCATTGCCGATCGAGGAGTGACCTATGGATCAGCTGTCCTATCGTTGGTCACAGGCCCCGAAGGGCGAGGTGAACCAGCGCGTTCTGAACTACGTCCGCACCGTCGATGCGGTCCAGGCCTCGACCTACAACAAGTTCATCCGCTGCGCCGCGCTCTACGACATGCCGCCAAAGCCGCGGACCATGGGCGACCTCGGCGACTACGCGATCGCCAACGGTGGCCGCATGCACGAGAACGCGATCGCCAGCGCGGTGAACGCGGTGAACGCGCAGATCGCGACGGCCGACATCCGCGCCACGTACGACACAGACGACGCGGACTGGTCTGTGCAGCGCCGGGCCAAGCATCTGGAGTGGTACACCGAGGCGCTGAGCAAGCTCCTCGAGGCGCTGCCAAAGTGCCAGAAGGGGTTCAAGGCCTGCGAGATCAAGGGCACGGGGATCAACAAGGTCTACGTCGACACGTTCGACCAGATCCGCATCGACCCGGTCATGGTCGATGACATCGTCGTCGATGAGATCGAGTGCCGCAACGGGCCGCCGCGGCAGATGCACTACCGTGTCCCGATCGATCGCGAGGAGCTCAAGGCGCAGTTCCCTCAGTTCGCCGAGCGCATTGATCTCGCGCAGAGCGGGTTCACGAACAACCCGCGGCTGTGGGCCGGGTACAGGCCGCTCGATCGCCACGAGGTCATGATCATCGAGAGCTGGCACCTGCCGCTCGGCACGAAGGGGCACGAGCGATACCGCCCCGGCCGGCACACGATCATCATCGAGGGCTGCGACCTTCTCGACGAGGAGTGGCACAAGCCGTTCTTCCCGTTCGCGTGCATGTTCTGGGAGAAACCGAGCCAGGGCTGGTACGGCATCGGTCTGGTCGAGCGCAACGCGGGGCTGCAGCGCGCGCTAAACCGACGCAACCTCCAGATCGAGCGTCAGCTCGACCAGGGCGCGTTCCCCACGACATGGGTCCATGCCTCGGATGCGGCGCTGCGCACGCAGGTATTCACGCAGAACGCGATCGGCACGGTCGCGACCTACACCGGCGCGAACCCGCCGCGGACCGAGCAGCCAGTCCCGGTATCGCAACAGCTACTCGAGGACCCGGACCGCATCGGCTCGAAGATCTTCCAGAACAGCGGCGTGTCGCGCATGGCAGCGCAGAGCATGAAGCCGGCCGGGGTCGAGACCGGCGTCGCGCTGCGCGAGTACCGGGACCAGACCACGCAGCGGTTCGCGGAACAGGAGCGCGGCTACGAGCGCTTCTTCCTCGATACGATGCTGCTCGTCATCGATTGCGCCAAGGACCTGGGCAAGAACGCGCCCACGATGATGAAGAAGACCCGATTCGGCGCGAAGAAGCTCGAGTGGTCAAAGATCGAGATGAACGACGTCCGAGTTCAGATCGGCGCGGCGTCCACGCTTTCGCGCACGCGTGCGGGTCGACTCCAGACCGTGGTCGAGTGGGCACAGGCCGGCATCATCAGCCAGGACGACGCGCGGCGGTTACTCGACCATCCAGATCTTGAGAGCGCGATGAGCCTCTACGATGCCGCGGTTGACAACGCGGACGCGTGCATCGAGGAGATCGCGGACGGCCATGTCGTGGTCCCCGAGCCGTACATGAACCTCAAGCTCCTGGTGTGGCGCGCGCAGCAGCGGTACCTGCGCTGGCAGATCGACGGCGCACCGGAGTCAGTGCTCGAGAACCTGCGCACGCTCATCGACCAAGCCGCGTGGATGGTCAGCGGTGGCGACGCGGAGAACGCGCAGGCCGCGGTCGGCCCCGACATGTCGATGCCCAACCAGGTCGGGCCAGCCGGCGGCGGTGGCGGACCCCCGCCGCCGGGCGCGCCGCCTCCGATGGCCCCGGTCGGACCCATGCCGGTTGGCATACCTCCTGGGCTGCCAGCCGGTCCGCCGATGCCAGTGCCACAGGCCGCGTTTAGCCCGCAGGCCATGTACCTCAGCACGTACGGATGAGCGACGGCCGGCTCGACGCGGCGCTGGACGAGACCGAGCGCCGGATCGCGGCGATGGACACGTCCGGCTGGGCTGCGTTGGCCGAGCGGGTCATCGACGACTGTCACCCGGAGCAGCGCGACTTCGCTCTCGACCCGGGCCGGTACATCACCGCGCTGGTCGGCCGTGGTGGCGGCAAGACCACGGGCGGACGCGCCAGGTTCACGCGTCGGCTCCTGACCACGCCCAAGGCGAACTGCTTCTACATCGCGAAGACGCGCGACCATGCCGAGCGCCTGATGTGGCGCCCGGTCAAGGACATCTTTAAGGCACTCGGGTTCGTCGAAGGCCTCGACATCGTCTACAACGAGACTAAGCTGCGGCTCATCCTGCCCCGAACCGGGGCGCGGCTGCAGCTGTTCGGCGCGGACAAGCCTGGCTACATCGAGCAGCTCCGCGGCGAGAGCTACCACGAGATCGGAATCGACGAGGCCGCGTTCCATCAGGACCGCGTCCTGGTCCAGATCATCGACAGCGTCATCGGCCCGCGCCTGCTCGGCTCGCTGTGGATGATCGGCACGCCTGGCCCTGTGCCCAAGGGGCGGTTCTACGAGCTCACGCGCCGCGGAACCAAGCTAGCGCGGCTTTGGTCCGAGCGCGACGAGCACCCGGGCTGGCGCGGGTGCTCGCTCCACAAATGGACCGTGGCCAGCGCGATCGAGAAGACGCGCGACCGGCCCATCAAAGATCTGCTTGAGATCTACGAGGCTCAGAAGCAAGAGATCCTGGACAAGCAGTGGGGTCCGGACAACCCGGCGCGGCGCCGTGAGCTGGACGGGGAGTGGGCCGCGGACGCAACCGCCCAGGTCTACTCGTACCGGATCCACAACGAGGCCGGCGAGCTCTGGAACCAGTGGGACCCGCCGCGCGAGGGGCCGCTCGGCATCGCGCGCTTGCCGCTCGGGCCCGGCGGCGTCCCGTTCAAGTTCTGGTGCCACGTCATCTCGATGGACCCGGGATGGAGCGACCCGACTGCGCTCAACGCGTTCAGCTTCGCCATCGACGACCCGACGATGAAGATCTACCACCGGCTCTGCATCGAGAAGAAGGAGCTGTACTCGCAGAAGATCGCGACCATCCTCCTCGGTGCTGGACTCGACAAGGAAAAGCCAGCCGGGGTTATCGGCGCGATCGGGTCGTGGCCGAGCAGCATGGTCTCGGACATGGCTCACCAGATGGCCGAGGCCACGCTGGCCGAGCTCGGCAACGTGTACGGGCTGCCGTTCAAGGGCGCGAAAAAAGGGTTCGGCTACAAGGTCGGGGCGATCGCCGCGGCGAACGGGCACCTCATCGACGGTCGCATCCAGGTCCTCAAGGGCAGCGAGCTCGAGGCGCAGCTCCTGGACCTGCAGTGGGACGAGTCCAAGAGCGGCGAGCAGATCGAGCGCAAGTCGCAGCCGAACCACAGCGCCGACACGATGATCTACGCCGTGGCCGAGGTCGCGACGATGCGCAGCACCGCGCCGGCTGGGTCATCGCCCGACCCGCGCCAGGACCCTCGGCATCCCGAGTACGAGCCGGCCATGCCCAGCGAGCGCGATGACTATTCGGCCCTGTTCGGCGAGGACTACGGCGCGCTGATGGGGACGTAAGCGCCGGCCCGGCGCTGTTGCATGAAGGGGACGATGCGAACCCTCGTCCTGGGCTCTCCCCAGGCGCCATGGCGCCGGGCCGGCAAAATCAGGGGTGTCCGCCGTCGACCCCGGTCCAGTCGATGGCCGGATCCTTGTCCCATCGCCCGCCCGGCGTTGCCTCTGCTCCGCTCAGGTCGAACGCGGCATCTGCCGCGATGGACTGGAGCCGAGCCGCGATCTGCGGAAGGTGCGCGGCGAGCTCTCGGTCTCGGCGATCACGCCGGGCAATCTCGCGGTACGCGGCGGTGAGCTTGCGACGGAGCTCAGAGACAGCTGGATGCGGCTTCGCTTCAGCGGCTCGGGCCTCGTTATGGTCACGCTCACCAGCGGACCGCAAGCGGTCTGACTCGACCCTAAGCGCATGCTCGGACCTGGCTCTTGTCTCCGCCATCTCGAGCTCGCAGATAAGCCATCTGACCTTGTTGACAACTCCTATCGATTCGGAGTCGAAACGACTTCCTCGGTACACTCGCGACACGTTCTCGTCGATGTCTTGCAGCGTCTCATTCGGCGAGAGCAGTTCGTTCGACGTCACGACAGCACCAGGACGTAGTTGCGCACCGAGGAGTGCGGCACCGCGACGCGGTTCACGAGTTCGCCGCGCTCGTAGCGGTACAGCACGAAGCGCTGCGCGTCTGCCTCGAAGCGAACATCCCACCCGTTCGTCTTCGGGTCGAGCCGAGACGTGATGCTCGTCTCCGAACTGTTCGGTCCGCTCAGCGCCTGGCCATCGGCGAAGTTGACGCGTAGCACGCGCTCGCCGCGCGGCTCCTGTGGCTCGGAGTCGGCGCCCTTGGTGGGCTGCGGCTTGGTTGGTGCGATCGTCGGATTGCTCATGTGGTCCTTAGGTATCTACCATGTATCTACCATGGATCGGGTCGAACACGGCGCGGGGAATCTTGGCTCGCATCTCCATTACGTACGGCGTCTCGCACGCGTAACGGAACGGCGCCCGCGGGTCGATGTTCGCCGCGGCGAACAGCTGCTCCGCAATGCCTCGCTGCAGTCCGAGGCGTGAACGTGCGCGACGGTACGGCGCTTTCACGGCGACGTAGAACACGTAGGGCGATGGCATGTCGTCGTCCTCCTCGTACGAGATGAACCCGTAGAGGTGATCCGGTGTCCCGGGCTCGCCTGGCGAGTATGCCACGGCAGTTGCGACGAGCGGACTGTCGATAACACGCCCGATCTCGCGGTGCATGACCTCGGCCCATCTCGCCATCGAGATGAACCCGGCGCTGTGGCTCATCCGGTACGACGAACTCCACATCGATACCACGAACATGCGGTCCTGCGGCTGCATGGCGCGGAACGAGACGGTCACGCGAACCCCTCCTCTTCCGTGACCTCGACTTGGTCCAGGCAGTCGATGCATCTGTACACGATGCTCGAGCCATGACGGGGCATGCGTTCCATGATGCCGCGGCATGGCGAGCGCGGACCGGAGAGGCTGGCGGACGGCGGGGCGGCGAAGTGCCGGCGACGCGCGATCTCGGAATGCTTGAACGGGACGGTCATTCCCACCCCCTGGCCAGCTTGAGCGCTGCCATGATCTCGTCGGCCTCGCGGTTCGCCTCTTCCCGCTGTCGATGGTCGAGTCGCCAGTCGCCAGACCGAACGCGCGCCCTGAAGTACGCGAGCTCGAGCTTCCGCTCCGCGTCTCGGTGGCACATGTCGACGGTCACCGCGGCCTCGTCATGCACGAGCACGTGCGCTCGGCGTTGAGGATGCGCGTCCCGATGTAGTCGATCATCGAGGCTGGCGTCGGGGCAAGCAGTAGCGCCTTCTCATGAAGCTCGGCGCGGCAGCGGTGGCCGCACTCGCGCTTCCACGTGATGTATATGGTCCCACACGGGACATCGTTGATCACCACTGCGTCGGTGATTCCGAACTCCGAGAACGGGTCGCCGGATCGCAGCATGCTCTCGAGGTAGAGCGTGAAGAACATCTTGAACGCGCCGTTTGACTGGCGCGCGGCGGTTGGCCAGTCGACGCGACGGAACGGCTCGCGCTTGATCGGGACCTCGACGAACAGCGGGCGATACGCGTCGCTCACCGCTGTACCTCGTCGCTGAACTTATCGCGGTCCTCGCACACCGGCGGCCGCGCGGCCCGTTCCGCCTGCCACTGGACCAGCGCCGGGCTCTTACCTAGCTCGTCCTGGTACGCGGAGCAGTGATCGCACTCGACATAGCCGAGGTCGATCCACTTCACGGAGGTGCCGGAGTGCTCGCAGTCGAAGCCAGCGTTGTCTTGGTGCACGTGGACATCAACAACAGGGCACGTCGCGCGCTCCCATTCCATGTTGCGGCGCATGTCGACCACCCACTGCTTGATCCGATGACCGGGATGAGGATAGCAGTCCTTCATGATCTGGTCGAATGGGCCACTCACCGACATCGTACTCACTTGGGCATGCTCCACGCCTTGGGTGTCCGCCCGAACGCCTTGCGCACGCGGCGCAGCGACTCGTCGCGGTGGATCTTCGCGCGCTCGGCCTTCCACTCGTGGTACGGCATGCCGTCCGCGAGCTTCTCGGTGTTCATGACGTAGCGCTCGTCTGGCCTCGCCGCGGACCTGCCCTGCACGACCGAGCACAGGCTCACCTTGACGTGGCCTGGCGACGACATGACGTGCCGGCACGCATTGACGCAGTCCACTGCCGACGGATGCGCGCGATCGTCATCGGTGAGGTCCGGGTTACGCCAGGTGCAGTGCACCCACTCCGGCGGATCGCCGCGCTCGTCGCGCACGATGGTGAGTTCAAAGCGCCCGTGATCCAGGCACTCGTACTCAGCGGTCACGACGGAGCCCGGGTTGGTGCGGACTTTCAGCTTCCAGGTCAAGGCTCCTCCCAGATCTTGGTCCCTGCCCGATCCACGCTCGCGAACCATCCCAGCTCGGGCCGGCTCCGCGACTTGACAACGAACCCGAGCTGGGCGAGCTCGAGCGTCTTGCGGGTGCGCGGCCAGTCCGCGTTCTTGTCGAGCGGGCGCGCGATCTGGCCAGCACCGCCAATCATGCACCATTGCGCGCCGTCGAACGCCCGGCCAGCCAGGAACTCGATCTTGTCGTCGTCGGTCATGCTTTGCCTGTTTCTTTATCAGGTCCATGCCAGTAATGCATCGGCCGCAAGATGATCTTGAATGGACCAGGCGGCGGAACCCACGTCCCGGCGGCCTTCTGTTCTCTGACCTCTACATCACGCGGGTTCAGCGAACATTCAAAGCACCAGACCTCGCCGTTGCTCTGGCAACGGCCGCGTTCCATCGTCATCCCACACCTGGGGCATTTCACAACGTCTGCTCCGTGACTAGCGGGCTCGACCCAAAGGTCCCTGTCCCGCTCGTCGCCAAGGTGTAGTAGTGCCCGATCGGGACTTCGTACGAGACCTGGAACGGCAGGGTGCCGCTGTCGCTGATCGTAACGCCAACTCCGATGCCCCGGCTGAACGTTGCGCGAGCGCGCGCCGTCGTGGGCGAACTCGACGAGTCGCTGCGCAGGGTGAGCGTCCCGGCCTGAGTCCCGATCGCGGTCAGGTTCCACGACCAATCCCCGGTCACGGTGACCAGCGTGGGCCGAGTCGTGCTGGGCCGGCGCGCTGTGTTCAGCGCGAGCGAGATCGTCGCGCCGGTTCCGGGCAGAGCCTGGCACACGGCCTGAGCGTTGTTGACGTAGGTCTCGCTGGCTAGGCCAGCGGTTGCGCCCGCCGCGGCGGCATCGGCGTACGCCTCGGTCGCGAACCCGGACGCGGCGGTGTCGATCGCGGCCTGGACCTGCGTCGGGACCGCTGCGTCTCGCCACTGCAGCACGCCGGAGCCGCGCGTGATGCTGAAGAACGGATAGGTCGGATGGGTTGCGCCTGGCCCGTTGTCGGGCCAGTCGTCGTTCACATCGATCTGACCCACAGCATTGACCGTGTTCGTGTCGGTTACGACCGACACGATGGCGGGGACCTCGCGCAGCGGCGACGAGGCGATCTTGACGATGATGGTCTGTCCGACGACTGGTGTAGTCATGTGCGAGATTCTATCATCTCGGACCAGTCGACCGCGTGGCGATCGCGACGCGAACCGCCGCGGCGCAGTCGGGACAGATCATACCGCGGGCCAGGTCGCAGAACGCCCATCCCTCGGGCACCCACTCGTCGCGGTTCCGGCCCGGCCACAGCGTCGAGCCAGTGCTGGCTCTGGCGAAGTCGACGAGCACATCGTCGGGCGGAGTCGGCGTCTCGACCCCGCACACCGCGCAGTCGCGGTACCCGATCGCGACCGACTCCGTGGTCAGGTACGAGACCCGGCGCGTGTCGCCGATGCGGACCGTCACGGCACCATCGCGTCGAGAAACTCGTCCAGGGCGCGGCGCGCTCTCTGCGTCCGGCCGTGAGCCTCGTCCCGCACCGCGGTCGCGTCGTCCAGCTTGCGAGCCGCGTCCTGGCGCGCGAGCTCAGCGGTGCGCAGTGCCTCGAACGAATGCTGGACCTCGGCGGCGATCTCGAGGAAGTCGCGCTGGTCGCTCATCGCGTCTCCAACTCGGCCGCGCACGCCATCCAGTCGCGGGCCAGGTCGCGCTCCACGATGAGCCCGGCGAAGTCGGCTTGCGGCATCGCAGCGATGACGCTCGAGCCCGAGCGCGCGTAGGCGACCGTATACTCGGCGCGGGCCGGCGGGTCGCCGCACATCTCGCGGACCGACGCAGACCCTGACCCGGCGGTGCAGCCCACCGCGAGCACGAGCAGAGCGCGCAGCCCCCAGATGACCTGTATCGCGAGCCACGCGAGCGCAGTCTTGAGCATCGTCTTCATGACAGCACCCTAGACCCGGATTCACGCTCGCGCAAGATGTCGCGAAACACGGCACATTGCTCGGGCGACGCCTCGGCGCGTAAGTAGTCGCAGATCAACTTGAATCGCTGCGCCGGGGTCTTGCTCATGGCCTTGTCGTGTTTCTCGAGCTGGCGCAGCGCGCTGGTGATCTCAGCGATCTTCGCCGCGGTCCACGCCAGGTGCGAGCCGAGCTTTTCATCGTACGGCTCGTCGTCTGCGGTCGCCTTGTCGAGCTTCGCGATCACCCGGGCCTGGGCGTCGTCGAGCGCCTTTAGCGCCTTGGCCAGCGTCTCGCGGGCCGTGTCAATCATTCCAGATACTTCAGAGGACAAGCTGGCTCCGTTCGGTGAGTCGGTCAGGCATCGATGCGACCGCCATCGTCCGCCCACCTGCTGAGCTCGCGCCCCTCGTCCCGCAGCATGCCGATGATCATCTCTGCCACGGCGAGCCGGAACTCCTCGTATCTCCGTTGATACTCAGATAACTCCCTGGAGTACGACTCGCGCAGGTCGAAGAGCGTCAAAGCGGCGTCCCGTCGTCGAGGTAGAGGCTCAGCGGCTCGCCGAACGTGCGCTGGTACGCGGCGAACACCTGGTTCCAGGCATGGAACCCGGGGCCGCGCGCATCCACCGCGTCCTTGAGCGCATGGGTGAGGCTCCAACGTTCGGTTTCGTTGTCGTAGGCGCCCATCTCAGCCCGATCTACTCGTGTCGCAAGCGCGCATGCAGCTATTTTTTGGGAAAATTTGGTTCATACACAGGCTGGCC